TTCGGTTCTTGGACAAGGACTTGGAGTCCATGCCGCCCGACATGGTCCAGGCCGAGCTGACCAGGATCCGAGCAGGGTTGGCCAAAGAACTGCCGGCAGCTGACACTTAACTATTGACACTTGGAGCAACCTGTGCTACACTTATCCCAGTGGCCTGAGTCTGTGCAGATCTACCAGGTGGAATTCCCGGTGGTGTGGGCAGACCTGGGCGACGACCAGGGACAGATGTCCTACGAGCCTGAGCCCGGCGGTGCGATCAACATCAAGATCCACCAACGGTTTCAGGGGACTGACTGGGCCTGGTTGGTGTTGTTCCACGAGATGTGTCACGCCGCACTGGCTGTTGCCGGGACGTCGGAGCTGATCGGGAACGGGACCGCAGAAGAATCGATCGTGGTGTCGCTGGAAGCTGTGTGGCGGGCGTTGGCGGTGGCAGGTGAGCAAGTAAGCAAGCGAGCGTGTAGGGGTAGCAAAGGCCGGACCCCCCGGGCCAGGAAGCGTTCTACTCCCAAGCGCAGGCGGCCCAGCCGCCAGTGACCTCCCTAGTCTAGCACGAACTGTGCACAGCTGTCAAGTGAGGCCTCCATGGGCTACACCTCACGGTCCCAACTCCTCCAAGCTACCTCCCAGGCCGTCGCCGCCAGCCAAACCAACCAAGTCGTGTCGGAGGTCTTCACCCTCACCTCGGCCGACGCCAGCCGCTTCCGCGCTGACCTGACCGCCGAGTCCACCACCGGCACGGTCACGGTCATGCTGCAGTCGTCCCACGACGGCACGACCTGGATCGACGGCAAGGACGTGTCCGTCGCCGACGGCACCGTCACGGTCAACTACCTGCCGGAAGTCGCAGGCGACCAAACCTATCTCCCCCTGCCCCCACTCGGGCGGTTTGCGGTCACCACGGCCGGTGCGTCGGGCACGACCATCTCGGCCATCCGCGTAGCCCGCTCGACCTGACCTGTTCAGCCCGGGGCCGACGGTCCTGGGCCCCGCCCGACGGTGTCTGGTGTCCGATCCCGCCCTGACTTCCGACGTCAAAGACAAGCTCGAACTGGCCCGCCTCCGGCGCGTGTACAAGTCGGCGCTGGCGTTGGCGTTCGACCCGCTCAAGCCCGACAGCCGTCCGAACCCGGTGCAGCAGTCGGTCCTGGCGGACACCGAGTCGCTGGTGTTCTGGTTGCTCGGTGGGAACAGGTCAGGAAAATCCCAGTCAGGTGCGAGGGTTGTGTCCTGGTGGTTCAACGGCGACCACCCGCACATGGACCGACCCGCGGAGTGGGGCGACGGTCCGCTGCAGATCCTGGTGATCGGCCGCCTCGGCGAGCAGATCGAGTCCGAGCTGTGGGAGCGCAAGCTCAAGCCGTTCATGCGCGACAGCGACTGCCAGGTGGTTCGCATCGGCGGCGTCCTGAAACGCGTCATTCACCGCAAGTCCGGCAACCGAATCATATTCCTCAGCCACCACGACGCCGACGACGCCCGCGAGAAAGCTCAGGCGTTCACGTCCCACATCGTCTGGCTCGACGAAATGCCCGACAAGGCCGGGATCGTCACCGAACTTGTGATGCGGGTGATCTCGAACCGCGGCCGACTCTACGGCACGTTCACCCCGCTGATCCGCAACGAAGAAATCCGCAAGATCGTCGACACCCCGACGCCGGTGACCCGCAAGGTCCAGTTGTCGATGCTCGACAACCCGATCTACCGGGGCCGCGAGCGCGAAGTCGAGGCCATGGTCCGCGCCGCGTGCGCGAGCGAGGCCGAGTTCCGCGCCAGGATGTACGGCGAGTGGTACTACGGCGACGGCCGGGTGTTTGCCTACGACGCCCAACGCAACCGCCGCAGCCTGCCCGAGCGCTACGCCGCCACCCGCTGGCGCCACCTCGCAGTGTTGGACCCGGCGGCCTCGGGGACTGCAGGCCTCACTGTGTGGGCCGAAGACCCCGAGGACGGTGCCTGGTACAACGTGCTCGCCAAGTACCTGAAGGGTGCAGCGGCGTTCGAACTCCTTGACGAAGTCGAACGTCACCTGACCCCCTTCAGCCACTTGACCCGCCGTTGCGACTGCAACCCGAGCGGGTTTTACAAGGAAGCTGCCCGGCGCGGCGTGCCGTGGCTCGCCTACACCGACAAGAACGACCGCAAGCTCGAGACCATCGAGCGGGCCAACACGGCGTTCGCGACGCGACGGGTGTGGCTCACCGACGCCAGCGCGGCGCTCGAAGACGAGCTCGTCACCGCCGTGTGGTCCGAGCGCGACCCCAACAAGATCGTCAACTCCAGCGCCAAGCACCTGGCCGACACCCTGCGTTACGCGATCGACCTGCTACCCCCGTGGGCGGGTCCACACACCGCAGAACCGCGCACAGGCACCCAAGCCCTGCGTGCGGCCTGGAAGTCCCGAGTCACCGCCAAAGCCAAAGCCGCGGAGCGCGAGCGCAACCGCGTGGTCCGCATTCATCAACGGAGGGGTGCATGGAGACGGCACTCGTGATCCTGGGCGCCCTGAACCTGGGCCTCTCACTCGCGGCGCTTATCCAAGCTCACCGCGCCTTTCAATCGTTCTCGACGGTGGTTCAACTCCTCCGCCAAGCGCGCTCAAGGGGGCGCTAAGCCATGACAGCAGCCCTCAAGGTTGAACAGTGGTCCCAAGGCGACGCCGAACGCGAGGTGCCCAAGCGCTTCAAGGAGGCCATGGAGTCGCGGAAGCGGTTCGAGCCCGGGTGGCGTGCCAAGGAAGCGCTGATTTTCAAGTCCGACGGCAGTCCGACGGGTTCTACCGAAGTCGCGGTGTCGTACGACAACCTCGCCGAGTTGTTCGCTGGGGACCTGGACGGCGGCAACTCCTGGATCACGATCAACTACACGTTCAAGTACCTCCGGTTTCTCCACGCGCAGATGTCCGCCAACCCACCGTCGGTCACTCCGCGCCCCACCAGCCCTGACTACAAAGACCGTCGGGCGGCGGAGGTGGCCGACCACCTCATTACCTACGGCCGTCGGCAGTACAAGATCCAAGACAAGTCCGACCTGACGTGCTTCGGCACGCTGCTATACGGCTCCGGGATGCTCCGGACCAAGTGGGATCCGATCGCTGGCGACGTGCTTCGATTCGACCAGGCCAGCGGCGAGATCCTGATGACCGGCGATTGTCGGTTTGTCCCGGTCCTGATCTGGGACTTTGCCCTAGATCCGGCCGCCAGGGCCTGGGAAGACGTCCGCTATGTCTTTGAGCGACATCTTTTGTCTCTCGAAGAGGCACAGTTCCGGTTCCCCGAGCACCGCGAAGACATCGAAAAATCCATGGTGCGTGATGATCGCACGGGATTCTGGGACCGAACCAGCTCCGGCGCCAAGGTTTCGGGCCGCGTGGCGATCTGGGAGTACACCGAGAAGGCGCTGCCGTGGAACGGCATGGCTGGCCGTCGCTGTTTTCTGCTCGAAGGCGGCAAGTTGATCTCGCCGATCTCGGCCAACCCCAACCCAGACGCGATTCTGGGCTATCACCTCCTTACGGATATTGATGTTCCTGGGGAAGTCTACGGTAAGTCCGTCCTGGACTACGCAATTCGTCTCCAGGACGTCCTCAACCGCCTCGACTCCTCCGTGCTTGACTCGATTCAGTCGCACGGCGCGGTCCGGATGGTGACGTACGACGCCGCCGAGACTGACGAAGGCAACGAACCGACCGATTCCAACTGGATTGTCTACAACCTGAAGGGGTCGGCGGCCCAAAAACCCGACTACATCGACCCGCCGACGCTGATGCCCGACATTTGGAAGTTCCGCGACCAGCTGTTGCAGGGGCTCGAGCAGATTTTCGGCGTAAACGAGTCTCAGTTCGGTCAGGTCAAGCGCGAGATGTCCGGGTTCTCGATGCAGACCGCGATCAACGCCGGCAACACCGTGCGGCGTCGGCTGTTCAACAAGTACACGGACTTCATCGAGTCGATCTACAAAGCCTACTTGATGTTTGTCCAGCAGTACTGGACCGAAAAGCGCCAGATCCTGGTCACCGGCGAGGAAGGTGCGCTCGACGTAGCGTTCTATTCGGGTGCCGACATCGCCGACGGCTTCGACATCGACGCCGAGTACGGTGCCAGCTTCAGTCTCGACCCCGCCAGCCGCCGCGAGGAGATCATGCAGATCCTCCCGCTGCTCAAAGATGCCGGCTACAGCATGCGCTCCATCCTCCGGATGCTGCGTCTCAACGACATCTCCGGCCTGTTCGACATGGCCGAGCAAGGCAGCCGTCGGCAGCTCGAGATTTTCGACGAGATGATCGCCAAGTTCGAGGAGTCTGGAGTCCTTGCCTACGTCCGGCCTGAGGAACTCGAAGAACACGAGTCGATGCTCAACGCAGCCTACGAGTTCAGAATGTCCATGGCTTACAAGGTATTGGACCCAGCCCTCAAGCCCCTCATCGACCGCCACATCAAAGACCGTGAGGCGGAGATGGCCAAGTCCGCCAAGCCCAGCACCGGCGGCCCGGGCCTCAATGCCGCGGCAGCCGGCCCGCTAGCCGCCCTCGCAGGCGGTGCCCTACCGCCTCCCGGTGCCGCCCCGGCCGCTCCCCCACCTGCCGCCTGATCTGGCAACTGCATACACTTTGACTTGACAA